CGGTGCATACGCAACCACAGGTCAAGTAATACCAGGTGTATTCTAATGACTGACACACCTTTAAAGAGAACACCTTCTAACTACTGGAAGGAAGCAGAGAAAACAAACGGTAGACTTGCAATGATGGGATTCATCGCAGCATTTATTAACTACGGTTTTACAGGTTGGATAATTCCAGGCCTATTTTAATCAACACACTTACTAATTTACTAACGGAGAAATCAAATGACACCAGAAGCAGAAAGATTTAATGGTTGGGCAGCAATGCTTGGATTCGTAGCAGCAATCGGTGCTTACGCAACAACAGGAAACATCGTACCAGGTATTTTCTAATGTCAAACAAAGACATCTTCTTTAAAGCACAAGGTCGTGCAGCGATGATGGCATTCATCGTATTATGTGTATCATACACATACACAGGTCAACTAATACCAGGTTTTGTATAATGTTCGGAACAAAAGCAGCAGACGTAGAAAACGTCACACAAACTAGAAGACAACCCGAAAGAGAGAAGGTTGTAGCAGAGCGTCTTAACGGTCAACTCGCTATGCTAGGTTTAGTAGCAGCATCAGTTTCTTATGCTACTACAGGTCACATGTTCTTTGGTTTAGTCTAATGACCAAAGAATCAACAGCAGGGTTAACAATTCTCATTTCACTCTTTGCAGTGTTGGGAACTGTTGGCCCAGTGATGGTCTAAATTTTTTTGCCGTCAAAACTTTACAAATCTAAATAATTACTCGTAACAAAAATTTACATGGGCGAACTACAGTCAGTTTCAGAAATATCACCATTCTTTGCTATGCTTTGGGTTCTATATCCAATTGGTGCACTAGTCGGTATTGAGTTGTTCTTAAGAGCACTTGGTAATGACGATGATGATGATGACTTTGAAGGTGGTATGGGCATCAGAGTTCGTCAGCAGGAAATGGCTCCTGCATATGCACCATCAGGAGCATAATGGATCTTACACACCCTTACTGGAAATACGCTGAACGTATCAATGGTCGTTTAGCAATGCTAGGAGTATTAATTCTATGCCTCAAATCACTTTTCTAGTTGCAATAGCAACTTACGTTGCCTTAAACGCAGGGCAATACGTCTATTCATAAAATCAAATAGCTGAGGAGCACAAGCACAAATGACTCAATTCTTATTAAAGAACGCAGGATACCTGCCGATCTTTGAATTCATATTCTTCCTGACTGTAGGAATTACAGCAGGTTCACTCGGTCTCATTTAATGATCTTCAGAAAACCACCATCAGTAAAAATAATTCCATGGGTATTTGTATGCTCATTGGCGATGGGTATTACAGCAGGGGTTTTCTAATGGGCCTTGATACGTACAAAATATTTCAAATGTCAATTCTCATGGTTACAGGAGTGGGGTTTATCACCACTTGCTTTATTGTAATGATGAATGCTATGATGGAAGAGAAGTAAATATTTAACTCATGCAAAAACTCGTAAATGCAATTGCCATTACATCTGGTGTAGTGTCTCTTGCTGTTGTTGGTCTAGGTGGTTATGTCTTTATTCGTAAGGATGCGATCATTGAAGATGCAAAGACCAAAATTTTAGAACAGGTAGGTGGTGCGATAGGAGGATCACTTGTTCCTGATGGTCTTGGTGGAGGAGGTTTAGATGTACCTAGTTTTGCACCAACACAATCAGAACCTGCACTACCATCATCACCGTTCTAATATGGCAACACTCATACCTCTTGCAGTGGTAGCGATTGCTGGCCCTGCTATTATCGCATTGATCTTCTATCGTAGTAAACAAGGTTAACTATATACAGTAGTGATACTTAAAATCTAATGAGTGAAGCGGTAAAGAAAGAAGAGGTTAAGAAAAAAGGCCCTCTAGAGAAATTAAAAGAACTTTCACATGACAAGGAAGAACAGATGGAAATCTTTTCTACCTTTGTGAGATTGGGAATTTTGATTTGGTCTGGAGGGATCTTAACTTTAAACTACGTAGCCATACCAAACTTCCCACAAAAGAATATTGATCCGACATTTATCGCTTCGGTATTTACAGGAGTTCTGGCTAGCTTCGGCATTCAAACTGCCAAGAATAAGAACGCTGCTAATGGTGGCGGTGCAAATATCTCCAAGAAAGATATGGAAATGTTGATTGATAAAGCAACTCAAGCAGCACCCGCACAGACAATTAGGATTGAGCAAGCACCAATGGTTCTTGCACCAGGCCCTACACCTCCAAAAGCATAATTTGATTCTCTAACATGGTGTGCAAACCGACACATTAGTGCGTATTTATACCTAGTGTGCTATGATAAATATTGATGTAATGGAATTGAAAAGAATCATGCACCACTACACTTTAGCTTGGCACGACCAAAAAAATTCAGAACAACATATCTGTGAATATGCAGATGATGCGTTCGAGGCAGCAGCACACGCAAGAGAGGATGTTCCTTATCTACAGGAGCATCCTTATTCTTTATATGAAATTCTTAAGGAGGATTGGAAGGAATGAAGGATTTACCAATTAGATCAAGTATGGTATTATTTGGAATAATAGGAACAGCATTGGTGGTTCTACCACACTATGCTTGGGTATGA